ATGGGGACGATAACGGCGCGGCCGCGCAAGGGCGGCGGGGTTGGGTATACCGCGCAGATCAGGATCAAGCGCGAAGGAAAGGTAGTCTATCAAGAAAGCCAGACCTTCGACCGCAAGCAGACTGCCCAGGCTTGGGTAAAGCGACGGGAGACGGAGTTGGCCGAGCCCGGTGCGCTCGAGCGGGCGAATCGGAAGGCGCTGATGCTGCGAGATATCATCGACCAGTACCTGGACGAGTACGAACGGATTCGGCCCCTGGGCAAGACCAAGCGTGCAACATTGAAAGCGATTGGTAGCACCTGGCTGGGTGACTTGACCGATGCCGAGGTGAACAGCCAGCGGCTGGTAGAGTTCGCGACCTGGCGGATGGGGCCAGAGGGCGGCGGCGTGAAGGGGCAGACCGTTGGCAACGATCTGGCTCACCTTGGTGCGGTGCTGTCGGTGGCCAAGCCGGCCTGGGGCTATGGCGTTGACCCGCACGCGGTTGGTGATGCGCGCAAGGTGTTGCGCAAACTCGGGGTGCGCACCAAGAGTAAAGAGCGCGATCGGCGGCCTGCGGCGGATGAACTGGATAGGCTGCTCGAGCATTTCTTCGATATGCAGAAGCGTCGCCCGACCTCCATCAACATGCCGAAGGTCATCGGTTTCGCCATTTTCTCCACGCGGCGTCAGGAAGAGATAACGCGTATCCGATGGGCCGACCTGGATGAAAAGAGGCAGGCGGTACTGGTTCGCGATATGAAGAACCCTGGCCAGAAGATCGGCAACGATGTGTGGTGCCATCTGCCGGATGAGGCCTGGGCGATTCTGCATAGCATGCCGAGGCAGTGTGAGGAAATCTTTCCGTACAACAGTGACTCGATCTCCGCTTCGTTTACCCGGGCGGGCCAGTTCCTGGAGCTGGACGACCTATGGTTTCACGACCTTCGACATGATGGCGTGAGCCGGTTGTTCGAGATGGACTGGGATATCCCGCGGGTGGCCAGCGTGTCTGGCCATCGGGATTGGAATTCGCTGCGGCGTTATACCCATCTGCGGGGGCGGGGCGACCCATATGCCGGCTGGCATTGGTTGGAGAAGATAATAGCGGCGCCCGTTGAGCTGGGCGCCAGGGTGGATAGTGCGGAACGGTGATCAGCTGGCCCGCTTGAACCGGCCGTGGAGCTTGTCATTCTCGGCCACGGCCTTGCGCCGTTGCTCGTCGAGGTAAGACGCCAGGTCGGTGAGATGCACGCCCTTGGCTGCCTTCTGGCTGCCCTCGATGCGGACCACCGGGAGATCCACCTCGCCAGCGGCCACCTTGCGCTGGAGCTTGTCCGGCGTCAAGTGGCTGAAGTAGTCCGTGCACACCCGCTCGAGCGGGATGATCGCCTGGCCGTTGTATTGGGCCATCAGCAGAAACGCGGTGTTCATTTCCGCTTACCTCCCTTGCGATGTTTCTTGGTGCCGCCGTGGCAGGTCAGGCGGTAGCTGATGAACGTGGCCAAGTCGCCGATCTCCGATTTGATGTCGTCGATGATGGCGCCCATGATCGCGTTCACCTCTTCATAGGTGGCGCGCTGGATGGTGCGGGAGTTGCCGATGTGCGTCTTGCCGTCTGGCGTCTTGACCAGCCATTCCATCGTCCAGCGCTGCGGCTTGCGTGGCAGGCGCCCGCTGACCTTGGCGGTGTCGTTCGGCATTTCCGTGGTGAAGAAGATGGAGTAGGTCATGCTGCATCCTCTGCTGATATCCCGAAGTCGAACATTTGTTGTTGCTGTTTCTGCGGTGCGACGGGCGAGGCAGTGTGGCTCTGCTCGGCAGGCTGAGCCCTGGGCGGTGCGCCGCGCACCGTGATGAACGAGGAGCTCACGAGCAAGTTAGAGGCGTGCATGGCCTCGCCTATCCATCGACCTCTGCGATAGATCTGGACGAGGTGATTCTCGTCGTCTGGTCGATAAAAGTTCCCGCTCTCCTTACCGATATGGGTGGCGCCTTCGGGGGCTGGGCCTGTATGTACTGGCGTAGGCTGCCGGCGCTCTCGTTCAGCTTCGGCGCATTCCACAGCCTTCAGATAGCTGCCAGTGTGTTTGTGCGCGCAGCGCCAAAGAATGTTGAAGGCCGCGGCGCGTAGGCAACTTTGCCATTGATCCGGGGTGAGCTGGGCCGTCGAAACGATCAGGGTCTGGCTCATGCAGCCACCTCGCTCGGCTGCACGTCCACGAGGTTGGCGCGCACGAGTGCGGCGGCGATGGGTGGGCAGACGCTGTTGCCGCACATGCGGACCTGGGCGGCTTTGCTGAGCTTCTTGCCGCCGGCGGTGCGGTCGTGGATGTAGTCGGCCGGGAAGCCTTGGGCGGCGAACAGTTCGTGCGGCTCGAGCATGCGCATGCCGATGTCGACGATCTCGTAGGGCTCGCCCTTAATCATGACCAGTGCGTGGCGGTCTTTGGTGGTGATCGTGTGCAGCGGGTCCTGCAACGGTTGCCCTTCGCCGTGCCCGTAATACTTCAGCAGGAACGCGCGAACCTCTCCCATATGGCCGCCTGTGGTGAGCGTGTGAATGGGCTCGCGCACGTCCTGGCCGATACAGTTGTTGCGCAGCTTCACCAGGTGGCTGGTGACCAGTGCGTTGTGGTCGACAGTGGTTGCAGTTGGCAGCGGGCTTTCCATGCTGCTGCCCGGGCCGGTGTAGTTGCCGCCGTAGTGTTTGGCAAGGAATGCGGCCACCAAGCCGATCGGCGCTGCGCCGCCTGGCTTCTTGATGAAGCTGTTGGCAGTCACGGTTGCCAGCGGTGACTTAACCGATGAGCCGCGATCATTCGACCGAAACTTGGTGATCACTGGGGCCACCAGAGCAAAGTGGCCACCCTTCACCTGGGCGCAGATGGTGCGCAGCGGCGCGTCGGCGGGCATGTTGCGCTGGGTGCTGCCGTTGGCGTGCTCGGTGATGAAAGGAGCCAGCGTCGGCACCACCAGCCCGGTGCCCAGCTTGCTGGTGATGGTTTGCAGGGGCTCGTCCAGCGGCTGGCCCCGGAAGTAGTCGTAACCGTGGTTGACCTTGACCAGGAATGGATCGGACGAATCCAGCACATAGCGCTGAATACCCCGGGCGATTCGGCGCAGGGTGTTTTCGGCCAGTGGCTTCTTGCGCTTGAATATCGAGGGGCACGGTAGGGACCAGTCGATGATTTCCGCAGCGGTGCGCCAGGGCTTGAGGCGCTTGGCCTTGACGGCCTCGCTCGCTGGGTCGCCGTGGGTGGGCTCCGGCCAGACGATGGGGTGGCCGTCGCGGCGGGCGATCAGGAACAGGCGCTTGCGAATGGTGGGCGCACCGTAGTCGCAGGCACGCAGCTCGCGCCAGTCCACCTGGTAGCCGAGGCGCTTAAGGGCGTTGGTGAAGCTGGCGAAGGTGCGGCCCTTGTTCTTCGGGCATGGGCGTCCGTCGGTAGCGAGAGGACCCCAGGTCACGAACTCTTCGACGTTCTCCAGCATTATGACCTTCGGCATGACCGTGGCCGCGTAGCGGATGGCGACCCAGGCGAGACCGCGGATCTCCTTCTTCACTGGCGCGCCGCCCTTGGCCTTGCTGAAGTGCTTGCAGTCGGGGCTGAACCAAGCGAGATCAACGGGCTTGCCGTCTGCGATCACGCGCGGGTCTACCTCCCATACCGATTCACAGAAGTGCCGGGTGTGCGGGTGGTTAATGTCGTGCATGGCCACGGCCTCGGGGTCGTGGTTGACGGCGATGTCGACCGGCCTGCCGAGGCCCAGCTCGATGCCGGTGGACGCGCCACCGCCACCGGCGAAGTTGTCGATGACCAGGCCGTGGAAGTTCATGCCGGCCTGGGGGTGGATGCGGTAGAGGTTGTTCATGTGTGCTGTGTCCGTGCTGCTGCCGCTGGTGAGGCGGCAGGTGTTATTCAGGCGCCTTGGTTGGGCGCCTCCCCGAGGTTTCGGTATTTGGCCTGCAGCTGGCTTGAGCAGGCGGTATGGTTGCCTACCAGCCAGTGGCGCTTGCAGATGTCACAGGTGCCTTTCATAAGCCCATTTGCAGCGTGCCGGGGACTTTTGTCCGAGTGGCTGGGCGGCGGAAGTCACGTTTACTCATGACGTGACTGCTCACTGGACATAGTGGCTAGGTGCCTGCAATCTCGCGGTTAATACTTTGCTGGCAAGGCGTTGATGATGTGGTACGAAAAGCTTTGGGGCTGGGCTAGGGAAACAGTCACGATCACCGTTCCGGGCGTCGTGGGTGTGTTCGCGCTGACCTATGTCTTGGTGCTTGCCATCCAGGCGGGCGAGGCTGGGGCCGCTTGGGTTCAGGCGGTAGGTTCGGTAGTAGCCATTGCGGTTGCAATACAGGTGGCTAGGACCTCCCAGCAACACGCCCGGGGGCTCTGGGCGACAGAGGCCGCCGAGCGTGACTATGCACATGCAGTCCGTCTGTTCACGGTTATGTGGGAGGCCAAAATGGCGGTTGAACAATTGCGCGTACAAGCCTCGGAAAATATAAACCGTCCTGAGGAGGTAGAGGCGACATGGGGCGAAGTCAGAGGCCGCCCTCGCAAGCAGTCGGTGCTTTTGGCTTCGCATATCAGCTTCTTCCAGAGAATCATGGATCGAGCCATGCATAATCTGGATGACGACCTGTGTCCTGTTCGTCATCAGATTGCTGGAACGTTCCGGTTCAATCTGTCGGTATTGATTAACTTTTTTGAAAGTCGTGTAGGTTCGATTCCAAGTACCGAGTTGTTGGGACAACTCCAGACAGTTGAGAAATCGTTTAAGGCAGGAATAGACAAGCTCAAGGAGCATGATTCCCGCCTCGCTGAAATTGCCCTTTAGCTTTTGAGTGCCGATCGAATCGAGCACGAACACTTCTGACGGGCAGGGCTGGAGCAGATCGAAGCGCCGGACAGTGCGGGTGAGAATCCAGGTCATGGCAACACCTCGTCTGCGTGGTCCAGTGCTGCGTCAATGGACGCGTGGTCGGCCAGTGGGTCGGCGTAGTAGATCGCCAGCGGTGCCTCTGGCCATTCCTCACGCAGTGAGTCGAAGTCGCCCTCGTTCCACAGGCGCAGAAACTCCATAGGTTCTTCCCATCGACCCTCGCCGAGCATGTAGCTGATCACCGCGTTAAAAGCGGCCTGGGTTCGGTGCGTCTCTTCAGTGCTTTCCAGCGTCGCCTGGACGTAGCCCGTCGCCAGCTCATGATCGAATGGCACCTTGAAGCCCGCCGCGTTGCGGTGGCCACCTCCGCCGTACTGCTTGGCAACCTCGCCCACGTCCATGCCTACATCGCTGCTGCGCAGGGAGAAGTAACGGCCGTCTGTGGTGTCGTGGTAGCAGGCGGCAAATGGTTCGCCCTGGGCCATCAGATGGCCGGCGTCGCTGGAGTGGATGTACGGCAAGTTCGCCACGGGGACGTCATGCCCGCCGATGCGCATGCGGCGCTTGCTGCCGGCTACCAGATCGGCCACATCCTTGTGGTGCTTGCGTTCGATGGCGGAGCCGGCGGCGATGGCTTCGCTCATCGGCTGCTGCATCAGGGCATCCCATACTTCAAAGTCATAGGGGTAGCTGAACAGGTTGGCCTGAATCTCGCGGGTGCCTTCAAGTGCGAAGCGCCAGAGGTCGCGGTCCTCGATGTGGTTGATGAGGGCCGGGCGCGGCTGGTTGGCCATCAGATAGTCCCACGTCAGGCCTGAGCCGCTGCGCTCCATGTCGAAGACGGTGCCCACGCGCTGCCCTGAGCTGACCCATGCCTGATAGGTGGCGGGAGCTGCGGGCATCTGCGCGAGGGCTTCGGCTGCGGTTTTGTGGTGATCGATGATCAGGATCGAGCGCGCCTGTTGGCTGAGCATGGCCAGCAGTTCATAGGGGTAGGAGAAGTCCACGATGATGACATCGCGGCCTTCTACATCCGGTGCGGGCTTGCCGTAGTGACCGGCGTGAAACTCGACGTTGTCAGCGCCCAAGGCGTAACGCACGACCCATGCGGCGCCGAAGCCGTCGGCGCAGTTGCCGTGGTAGATGCAGAGAGTCTTCATGCCACCACCCCCACAACCGGAAGGCTCTGCCAGTAGCGGTCGTGCATCTCGCGGGCGACTTTGGCGAGGCGCCGGCAGGCTTGGGCCTGGTCGGCGGCTGTCAGGTTGGCGAAGAGGTCGGCGGCAATGCTGAGCTTGGCGGCCATCGTGGCCAGGTCCGCGGCATCTTCTTCGGTAAGGGCGCGGGCTTCGGCGGTGGGGAGCTTGGCCTTGCAGGCGTCCAGCTCCTCGGTCATGCCCTCAAGTGCCTGGGCGGCATTGAGGCGGCAGCTATCCAGATCGCGCTGGATGCGATGGGCGCGCTCACGCAGGTGGCCGATCTGCTCGCGGTAGTTGCCGAGCGCTTGAGTGAGGTGCTCGCGGGCCTTGCGGCGGCCTTCTGCGTAGCCCAGGCCGAATACGATGGCCATGCCGGCGACGGCGCCGATGAAAGCGAGTGCCTGATAGGTGGTGAAGTTCATGTGCTGTGTCCCCTGTGGTTGTGCCGCCGGCTGGTGAGGCCGGCGGGTTGTGGTTTAGGCGCCGAGCTGGAAGGTGCCGATGGTGAGCGGAACGAAGCCGCCGACCTGCTGCTCCAGCACGCCCTTGAACTCACGGGCGAACTCTTCGCGCTGAGCTTCTTCAGCTACCCAGCGCAGCTTGAGTACCGGCGCATCGCTGCCGGTGATGACGGACAGGCGCAGGGTGATGGTGGCGGGCTGCAGGCCTTCGAACGGCACCGTGGTGAACTCGAAGCGGGTCGGCAGGGTTTCCTGGCTCCGAGCCTCGATTTCATCCATGGCGCTGCGGGCGTGGTTGAGGTCGCCAACAGTGCTGTCGCGCTGGCTGGTGGCCTTGATGGTCATCTTGCGGATGCCGTTGATGGCTTGGGCGGTGTTCAGTTTTCCATCGCCAGCGAAGGCGGTGATGTTGGGCGCCCAGTCTTCGAGGAATTCGGCCAGCTGCTGCTGGTCGAGCCGCTGGCCTACTGCGGCGAGCAGGGCCTTGTAGGCGGCGGTGGGCTTGAGGGTAAGGGTGGCAGTGTCGTCGCCGTGGCCGGCCAGCTGGTCATTGCCCAGGTTGAAAATGATGCTGCAGGACATGCGGTCCTGGTCGATGAAGCCGCGGGGCTTGATGTCGCCGTCGGGATGTTGCTCGACGTAGCGGGCGAAGTCGGCCAGAGCGTGGGTGCTGAGCGCACCGCGGAAGCGGTCGCGGATGGCTTGGTACTTCTCCAGATTGACGAGCTTGATGCCCTCCGGCTGCACGGCGAGCGCGTGGCCGGTGGTTTCGATCTGCTGGCCTGCTGCCGCCAAGGCGTGGGCGATGATGAGCTGGATGGTTTCTTTCGTCAGTGACATTGCGTTGCTTCCTTGGTGAGTGATTTGGGTGTTGCTGGGCCAGGCGCCGGCTCAGACTTCGCGGGCGATTACGGGCGCTTCTTCGCGGGTGAACATCTGCGCGGTTGGGTCCGTCTGGAACAGTTCGAGGCCGTTGGCGGTGACGTACATGGGCGTGTCGAGGGCGGTGTCCTCGCGCTTGCTGCCGCGCTTGGTGGGCTGGGTGAAGTCCAGCTTGTGGTTGATCTTCACCTGGTTGCTTTCGCCGATCTGGCTCAGCTCGAAGGTGATGCTGAGCTTGCCCTTCTTGCCGTGCTCGACCACGCCGGCGGCGACGTCGGAGAGGGCGCGACCCACTTGCTGGGCGAATACGCCGGCGTTGAGGCTGTTGATGAACTCGCTGGTATCGGTAGGTTTCATGACGTGCTGTGTCCTTTTGCAGTGGTTACGCCACCGGGTCAGTGGCTGGTTTGGTGTTGCTCGGGTCGTGCGCGTCCAGCCAGGTGGCCAGGTCACGCAGGTAAACAACGGGGGGGCCGAGCCGGGAGCCGCCCAGGCGCACGTAGCGCAGGCGGATGGTGCCGGTGCGGATGGCCTCCATCAGGTATTCATCGCTGCTGATGTGGGGCAGGTATTCGCGGCGCACATCGTCGAGCGGCAGGCAGGGCCGGTCGTAGCGGCGCTGGAGTTGTTGGTAGGTGCTGGTCACGCCTGCGGCCCTCCTTTCTCCCCGCGCCCCTCTGCGGTGTGTGCCGGGTTCGCCTCCGGGAGGCGCAGGCGGATCAGTTCGGCGAGGCCTTCAATGGTTTTGCCAGTGGCGGAGGCGGCAAGCCGTCCGGTGGCATCCACCACGACGGCGCCGAACGGGCGCTCGGGACAGGTGGTGGGTGTGACGTAGGCGGTATCGCCGTCGCGCAGTACCTGGCGCACCTTGCGGTAGGCCTCCAGCAGTTCGTTGCTGCGTGCAGGCATGGCCTCCAGCCGGGCCAGGGCCTCGCTGGCAGCGCCGATGACGGTGGCGCGGCTGATCATGCTGGGGTGGCTGAAGTGCAGGGGCACGAGTTTGAGCGCGCCGATGGCGTCATCAATGCAGGTGTTCATGCGACGTCCTTCCGGGTGATGGTGATGCCCAGCTGCTTGGCCAGCCACTCGATGCCGCGCTCGGTGCTCATGACCACGCCGTAGCTCGTCCAGCTGCTGATGGAGGCGTTCCAGCGTTGGCGGGTGTCCACGTACAGGTGGCCCTTGTCGCGGTAGGCCGAGGCGAGTTTGCCCTCGTGATCGAGGATGCCCAGCGTGCGCAGCTGCCGGCGCAGCTTGCGCGGGCCAAGGCCGAGCACGGCGGCGGCTTGGGTCAGGTCACGGTTCATGGCGGCGGGCCTCAGGCTACCGACCGATGGCGGTGCGCGGATGCGGCGGCGCACATGATGCGGTCGAGCTGGCGATAGAGATCGTCCAGGGTGCCTTCGTTGTGCACGACGGAGTCGTTATCGTGGATGGCAATGCCGCTTTCGCTGGAATGCAGTGCTACGGCTTGTGCATCCGGGCGCAGGATGTGCACCACATGCCCGCCCTGGCGGCGAATCCACTCGGCCTCGTTCTCGAAGCGCACGTCGCGGATCACCACGCCGTTGTAGTGGCTCTGGTCGACTTCCAGCTGGTAGCCAATGTTCTGCTGGGCCAGCAGCAGCCAGAGCTCAGGGTGTACCTGCTGGCGGCCCCATTCGGTGCCGAGCAGCTGCATCAGTTGCCGAGGCGACTTGCCGATTCCCGGCAGCAGGGCCTCTTTCAACGTGCCTTCCATGTGTTCATGGGTGAGGTTGAAAAGCTGGGCGATGGCGGCCTTGAGTGGGTCGGCGAAGGCGTAGCTGTACAGCGCGAACTGAGCTTTCAGGTAAGCGGCAGCTGTGTCCTTGCCGGTGCGAGCGAGGCCGTGCAGGCCGATGAGGAGATGGTTCATGCCGCACCTCCGTCAAACGGGCCGAAGTCCTCGAAGGCGGGCAGGGTGTTGCGCTTGAGCTGCGGGCGGCCGCCGGCGAGCACGATCAGCTGGCCGGTGGCCTGCTGAATGCTTGCGACGGTACGGGGATTCGTTGCGGCTGCCGGGTGCAGGAACACCGGGCAGCGGGTGGTGTTGTGACGTGCTGTGTCCATTGTCGCGTTCCCTTGGTGAGTGGGTACGCGGCAACATTAGCAACCGCTAAACAGTAAATCAATAGCGAATGCTAAATTTCGGCGATGTCAGTTTAGCAATGAGTGAGGAAATCAATATTCAGTGATCTTGCGGCGTACTCGTCCGCAGACATGCCATTCCTCGTTCATTTCGATGATGCGCTGCGGCCATGCCGGATTGGTGGCAAAAAGGTAGTAGTGTTCACCCTCGCGCTTGATCTGCTTCAGGGTCACAGCTTGATCGCTGCTTCGCTTTGCAACTACGAAATCCCCAGTGTTCCACTGAGCATCGGGGTCGATCACGACTAGGTCCCCGGGCCTGAAGTCGGGGTCCATGCTGATGCCTTCCACGCGCAGTATGAATGCATGTGCCCCTGCTGGGCCGTAGGCCTCCATCCATTCATCGGCATCGCCGGGCTGGAAGTTATCGATGGCTTCGCAGAATTCTCCTGCCTGCACATAGCCAATTACCGGTAGCACTCGATAAGGGCTGCGGTTTTCTTGAACCGCTGACGGCGATCCGCTACTCGTTGGATAGGTCCCGTCGTCAATCTTCGGAGCGCGAAGGGTTCCTTCGGGTAAGCCGATCTTGGCCTCCAAGTTAGCCGCAGCGCGCTCGCCCATCTTCCGATGGCCGTTCAGCAGCTGAGATAGATGGGAGGCGTCCAGGTCATGTCGTTCGGCAAAGCTCTTTTGCGAGGAGCTGCCGATCAGTGCGCTAAGGGCTGCAATGCGTGCTTGGTAGATATCCATTCCCGAATGTTTATCCAGTGTTAGCATTCTGTAAATTGCAAAACGCTATTGCGCTCCCGTTTAGCGATTGCTAATGTGTCGCCAACTGGAGGTAAAGATGACTCTTCTTGATTTCATTCGCCCGCTCGACAAGGAAGCCTTGCAGGCGCTGGCGACACGCTGCCAGACAACGCCGGGCCAGCTGAGGCAGGTGGCTTATGGCAATCGGCGCGCAAATGCTGCGCTGGCTATTGCGCTAGATCGCGCTTCGGACGGGGCCATTCCTTGTGAGGAAACCCGACCGGATATCGAATGGGGTTACCTGCGCGGGACAGCCCGCAGAGCGAAGGAGCGGCGCTCTGGTGAGCGTCGTGAGGCCGAACGCCGTCACGGCGAGCGCCGCGCATAACGAATCACAACCCGCCGATAGGGCACAGCACAGCAACAAAACGTATCACGGCGGGAGCCGGCCCGAGAGCCTCACCAGCGCCATCGGGCCGGCGCCGGGCAAGCAGCCCAGAAGCAAAAAAGTCTGTCGCTACGGCGGCAGGCTTGTGTAGAGGCAGGAACCAAGGGCAGTTCACTCACCAAAGCGTCAGCCCTGGTTCCTGCGGTCCGGTAGTCGGGTACCACCCCGACCGCCTCAACCCGCGACCCGAGGACACAGCACGTATCGGGAGGGTCGCGAGCTGTAAGCGAACTGTAGGGCAATAGCCCTGCGGTTGGCTACAGCGTTAAGGGGGCATTAACGCTATGAGCCGCAAGGATCTATTACCGGGCGCTGGCCCGGTGCTGAACACCCGCCAGGCGCTGTACCGCGCCACGCGCGACGCAACAGGGGGCCAGAATGCGGTGGCGCTGACCATCGGCATGGACCCGGACGAGCTGAACAAGCGCGTCAGCCCGAACAATAACCGCCCCATCCACCCTGAATTCCTGGAGGAGATCGTGGCCGCCACGCGGGACCCGCGCCTGCTGGCGGCCTTGGTGCGCCCGGCCGGTGCGGTGGCGTATGTGCCGGTGCCGGTTCGCGCCTCGCGCGAGGCGTTGAAGGGGCTGGCCCAGGTGATGCGCGCCAAGGGCGACTTCGTGCAGAGCCTGCATGAGGGTGTGGCCGACGACCGTTGGTTGCCCCACGAGGTGGAGGCGCTGCGTTACCACGCCAACCAGGTGGTGGCTCAGCTGCTGGGCATCGTGGCCGGCGCGGAGCTGGCGATGCTCGAGGCCGTTGCAGAAGGGGAGGTGACCCATGGCTGATGTAATCGACCGCGGCAACGAGCAGGCCGAGTATCTGCTGGAGGTGGCCTTGGCGCGCCGCGCCCAGCTGCCGACCGGGCCGAGTGCTACGCATTGCGAGGAGTGCGGCGTCGAGATTCCGCAGGCCCGCCGCGAAGCAGCGCCGGGTTGCCAGACGTGCATCGACTGTCAGACCTTGTTGGACAAGCGGGATGCGGGGGTGCGGCGTGGCTGAGGTGAACGCGACGGATCTCGGGTGCTTGATGTGGGAGCAGCTGGGAGGTGTCTTTATGGAGATCGCCCTGGCGAATGGGCTGGATACGCCGGCCAAGCGGGCGCGTCTCTACGCGGCATTCATTGGCTCGGTAGGTGGCTCGATGGCCGCTGATCTTGGTGTTGCGGATTCGTCGTTTGTGCTCGACATGCTCAAGGACGCCAACACCAAGCTCGCGCGCGAGCAGCTGCATGTGGTCAAGGGGACGGGCGATGTCTGAACGGGCTGTTACGCCAATTTCTAGTTGGGCTCGCCGATATATAGAGACATTTGGGCTTGCGCTTGTGCCCATCGATCCGGGTCAGAAGGCACCGAAGGGCAGTGGTTGGAACAAGCCAGGCGGTTACATCACCGATGCCGATCAGGCCGAGGCGTTCTGGGGAAAGAACCCGAGCCACAACATGGGGGTGGTGCTTGGCCCAAGCCGGGTGTGCTCGCTGGATGTTGACCATGTGGAGTACTGCCGGCAGGTCTTCAGGGATGTGTTGGACATCAGCCTGGATGACCTGGCAGCAGTGTATCCGACGTTGGTGGGTAACCCGGCGCGCTTTCGCATCATGTTCAAGGTGCCGGACGGGCTGGACTTCAACCGTCACTCGCTGAGCTGGCCGAACCCACTCGACCCGGACGGTAGTAAGCACAAGCTGGCCACGGCGGCGCTGAAGAAGGCCCGAGAGGATGGCGACCAGGCGCAGATCGAGGCGATGCAGGCGCGTCAGAAGGAGTTCGCGCCCGTGACGGTGTTCGAGCTGCGCGCCGGAGCGGTGCAGGACGTGCTGCCGCCTTCGATCCACCCGGACACGGGCGAGCCTTACTTCTGGCGAAATCCGCCGAAGGATGGGCTGCTCGAATTGCCGAGCGACTTGGTAAAGACTTGGCAGCTATGGGACATCTTCAAGCGTACGGCGCTGGAGGCCTGCCCGTGGGCGCCAGCAGCAACGAAGCCGCCGGCCAAGGTGAAGAGGAACGCGCCGCCACGCAAGGAGGCTGGCGATCAGCCCTCGGTTATCGATGCCTTCAACCGCGCGACGGATATCGAGACGCTGTTGCAGCGCCACGGATATATCAAGCGTGGGCGCAAATGGCTTGCGCCGCAGAGTTCCACCGGATTGCCAGGGGTGAGCGTGGTGGATGAGCAGGGCGAGCAGCGCTTGTACTCGCACCATGGTTCTGACCCGCTGGCCAACGGGCACATGAACGATGCGTTTGAGGTGTTCTGCATCCTCGAGCATAACGGCGAGACGGTTGCCGCGATCAAGGCGGCGGCGCGGGAGCTGGGAATGGAGCCGGCGAAGCGGCCGCAGAGCAAAGCGCCTGCTGCGCCAATGGATGATGCACCGCCTGTTGGTGATGTCCTCCCCGGCGCCCCCACCTCCGTGTGCGGCGAAGCGGGGCCAGAGCTTGGTGGTGCGCCCACGCCGGGGGGCGCGGGGGGCTTTCGGATCGGTGAGCAGGAGCTGCTGAAAGATTTCGTGCTGATCTACGGCACGGACCTGGTGTGGGACTGCAACCGGCGGCGGATGGTGAAGCTGGCGGCTTTGCGTGAAGTGGTCGGCCGGGAGCGCATCAAGCTCTGGCAGGAGAGCCCGCACCGGCGGGTGGCCGAAGATGTGCTGTTCGACCCGACAGATACTTGTGGCCCCACGATGCTGAACCTGTTCGATGGGTTCAAGATGGTGCCGGACCCGATCGGCAAAGACGGTTGCCAGCTGATTCTGAAGCACCTGGGGCTGCTGTGCGGCAACCGGAAGGATGAGTATATGTTCCTGCTGCGCTGGATTGCCTATCCGCTGCAGCACCCAGGCGCCAAGATGGATACCTCGGTGGTGATGTTTGGTGCCGAGGGGCCGGGCAAGTCGTTGATCTGGGAGAAGGTGGTCAAGCGCATCTACGGGGAATACGGCGTGACGATTGGCCAGGCGCAGCTGGAAAGCCAGTTCACTGGCTGGCAGAGCCGGAAGCTGTATGCGTTGGCGGAAGAGGTGGTCAGTCGGGCTGAGATGCGTCACTACAAGGGGCTACTCAAGCACCTGGTTACCGGCGAGACGCTGCAGATCAACGAGAAGATGCAGAGCTTGCGGGAGGAGCGAAACCATTTGAATTTCGTGTTCCTATCCAACTCGACGGTGCCGCTTGAGCTGGATGACGGGGACCGGCGCTATTTGGTGCTGTATGTGGATAAGGTGCCGCCCCAGGAATACTTCGCGGCGCTGGTGGATGAGATTTATAACGGTGGCATCGAGGCGTTCTACCAGTACATGCTGACGCTGCCGCTGGATGACTTCAATGAGCACACGAAGCCGCCGCTGAACGATGAGAAGCAGGCGCTGATCGAGGGGAGCATGAGCCCGGCTCGGTACTTTCTGCGTGTGTGGCAGCGGGGGGATCTGGATCTGCCTTATGGCGCTGCTGTTGCCGGTGATCTTTACCGGGCTTTCTGCCGATGGTGCGAGCGATCGAACGAGTTCAAGCGCCGGGAGCGGGAGTTTTATCAAGAGGTGCAGCGAGACATGGACCAGGTGCGCAAGGACATCAAGTTCCCTGGGGCGCAGAGTGACTTCAAGACGTGCCGGATCTATGTGCCGAAGGGTGAGGGGGAGAGGCACCGGGATAAGGAGTGGTTGCAGAAGGTGGCGCAGCAGTGCAGGGCATTCCATGGAGCGCTGGATGAGCGCTATCAGCAGGCTGCGGCGTGATGTTTTCCGACATTCCGACACATATTCAGACAGCAATTCCGACAGGACGGGGGCGCTCTATCTCGGGGCTTTCCTACGTTCAGACAGACTTTTAGCGAAAGGACATCGCGCGCGCATATGTGCGATGTTTTATGTGTTTTATCTGTCGGAATGTCGGAAAAAGAGGTAAGTGGTTGGTTTTAAAAGAAAAAACATTCCGACAGATATTCAGACAGCAATCCGACAGTCAGACACAGCAGAGGAAGGGGGAACAAAAATGGCGATATACACAGTCCAGAACGGCCAGCTGATCAAGGCGGCAGCAACGCTGGAGGAGTTTGTGGGGCAGGAGCTGATCGAGGACTACGATAAGTACCTGGCTGGCCAGGGCTTTTACGTGCTCGAGAAGGAGGTCAATGCGTATACGATGCTTAGCCGCCGCGAAGGGGGCCGAGCGCCGGAGGTGCTAGCCAAGGTCCGCTACATCTTCGATGTGGAAATCTCGGACGACAGCGTTGAGTACATCTTCGTTGAAGACGAGTTGGGCGATCTTCTCGCGGTGATCGGCAAGCTCGAGCCTTTGGTGGCCAAAGGCTTGCGGCTTGAAAGTGAATTTGAGCAGTCTCAGGGACGCTTTACGCGGTAGGAGGCGGCCATGATCGAGGCAGTGGAAGCGTTGATGCAGCATTGGGGCGAGCGTTGCCGGTGCGGCCTGGGCGCACCGGGCGAGGGTGGTGCGACGCCGCTTGCTGTGGCAATGCAGTACGGCGGGATGGTGCCTTCATCTGGCCGCGGCTCGATGGGTCTGGCGGGTGCGGTGGATCACGCGGCAGAGGAGGTGGATGCGGCTATCGGCAGCATCAAGCAGATCGGCCTGCGCGAGGACCGCAAGTTGGCACGGGCCTGGCGCTTGGCTGGCAACAAGGGTCGAGCGCCTTACTGCCTGGAGACGCAGCTGGTGAAGCTGGCAATGGTGCGCTACCTGCCGGACCCGATCCCGACTGTGGCGCAGCAGATGCGGCGGGTGCGCATCAATTCGACCAGCACCTATGACGCTCGTGTTCATCAGCTGCATGAGCGGGTGCGTGATGAGCTTGAGCGCCGTGCACGGATGCAACGGGTGCATGGCGGGAGGTACGTTGCGTAAAAAATCGCTTTCGCAAATCTGCCGCCGTCCCGTGGCGAGCCTGTGCAGAGCCCGTGCAGAACCCGTGGCGAGCCATTGGCGTTAAATCACTGTTTACGCCTCCGGGTTCGAGGGGTACAAAGCGCATAACAGGTCAGAGCAGCGCCAAGGCGATGACCGAAACGAGCCTTACTTGCTGTGTCAGGCAACGGCCGGTTCCCCTGCCGGTCACCCCTCAAAGCCCCGCCATCGTGCGGGGCTTTGTCTTTCAATTTGATCTCTATGAAAATATAAGTAAGCATTGGGTAACTCGACGAAGCAGGGAAGCCAATGCGAACAAAATTCTTAGCAGACCCGATTGACGGGCCCGTGATCCTCGCTAGAGAGGTTCGGCTAGAGCTACGGCGTGAGTCTGTGAGAGACGATGCGGAGCGCGTCCGCCTCGCTGGAAGAACTATCGAATCGATACGGCAGTGGTTCAAAAGCCACTCGCAGAAGCTAGTCCAAGGCAGCCCCGAACATGACAAGCTCACGGACCAAGCAACGTACGCCATCACCATCGTTAGAAAAGAGCTGGGAGTTTCCGTGAAGTACGTCAAGAAACAGCACTCTTGGATAGTCTCCAGTGGAGGCGAGACTTACACCGCGGTTGGATAGAGACCCAGGCCCGGTCCGGTACTTACCGGTTATTGATCACAGCATCCAGTACAAAGCCCCGCCATCGTGCGGGGCTTTCCGTTTCTAACTGATGGCGCCGCCATCGCCCTTTGCCCGTCGCCATGCGGGCTTTTTATTCGCCGTCTGGAGAACCGCGCATGTCGACCGAACAGCAGGTGCAGCAGTCGCTGGCCGATCTTCCCACCTGGCTGCTGATCCTGGTGGCGCTCGCTGGACTGACCGGCGAGATGTGGCGAGCCGATGCGGCCGGCATGGCGGTGGGCGAGCTGATCAAACGGGTGCTGCTGCGCTTCGGCGCCTCGGCGGTGTTTGGCCTGGCGACGGTGCTGCTGGCTACGGCTTGGGGTTCGAGCCTGCTGACCTCGGCAGCGCTGGGCAGCATCGTCGCTTGCCTGGGTGCTGACTTGGCCAGCGGGTTGTATGCGCGGTGGCTGGCGAAGAAGGCGGGCTTGTGTGATGTGCCGAGTAATCGAGGTGGCGCGTAGTGCGTGGAGCAATCCACGCCCGCGACTTGGATGATGCGTTGGCTGCACTCAACCGGCTCGGTAAGGGGCTTGCGCCCCGTGCGCTGGCTGATGCGCTGAACCACACGGCCAATCAAGCACGGCAGGCACTTCGAGCCGAGATGCAATCGGTATTCAAGGACCCGACGCCCTGGACGTTGAATTCCACCCGTATCCTTTACGCCAGCCCGTCGGCTGATCCTGAGGCGGCTATATGGGTGAAGGATGAGTCGGGTGGCAAGAATCCGTTCAGTGCCGAAGATTACCTGATGCCTCAGGTTGAAGGCGGCGAGCGAATCACGCGGCGTTCCGAGAAGTATCTGCGCGAGGCGGGCATCCTGCCGGCTGGGCGCTTCATCGTCCCCGGTGCAGGTGCACGCCTAGACGCCTACGGCAATATCCAGCGTGGGCACATGATGCAGATCCTGTCGGGCTTGAAGGTGTTGCGCCGCGATGGCTCGGATCACAGCGCCACCGATAGCCGGCGCTCCCTGCGTAAGGGGCACGCGCAAGCGTACTTCGTGATGCGGCGAGGCAGGACGGCAATCGGCATCGCCGAGCGCCGTGGCAAGAACCTCGCGATGGTGCTCGCGTTCGTCAGGCAGCCGCAGTACCGCACGCTCTTCAAGTTCCATGACGTGGTGCGCCGCACCGCTGAGAACGATGCACAGCTCGAAGCCAACATCGACAAGGCCATCGCCGATGCGCTGAACGGACGGCTACCGAGCAACTTCCGGCGCCGCCCTCAGGCTGGCCCTTAGCCTAGCCAGTCTGGCGCAACGGGTCCTCCCCGGCGGCCGCCCCCTACACGGGTAATTCGAGCCACGTTTTCTCTCTAGCTGGAATTTGGCTAGGGATGTCCGTCTTTTCAAAGGGTTAGGTATGGGCAGGCAGGTTTCCAAGGCCGACCTGGCTGAGATCGTTGGACGCGATGAGCGCACCCTCAGCCGCTGGCAGCGCGAAGGCATGCCAGTGCAGGAGATCGGCCTGGGCCGTGGCAACGAAAACCAGTACGACACCGAAGAGGTGATTGGCTGGCTGGTGCAGGTGGCTGCACTCAACGGCAAGAAAGAGTCGGTGCGCGACCGGCTCGATCGCATCAAGGGGGACCGCGAAGAGCTGGCCCTGGCGAAAGATCTGGAAGAGGTGGTGGTGCTCGGCGATCTGCTGGAGCGCTTCGAGTCGATGATCACCGTCGCCAAGGTCGAACTGCTCAACACCTATACCGAGAACCTGGCCGCCGACCTCTCGGCCCGCTATGGGATCGACGTTGATATCCAGCTGATTCGCGAGCCGCTGGAGGCCATCCTGAATGAGCTAGCAAACTATGACCTGGATGACGACGACCCGTCAGACGGGGGTCTTGACGAATCGGATGATTCGGAGGCAGCTGAAGAAGACGGCGACTAAGGCGCTCAAGCGGATTAGTCGCAAGTGGGCGCCGCCACCTCGCATGTCCATCATCGAGTGGGCGAAGAAGTACCGTTGGCTCTCGCCGGTCGAGGCTGCGCGCCCTGGCAAATACCGATTCGATATCACCCCGCATCTGATCTGGCCAGGTGGACCGCTCGAAGCCATTGATGATCCTGCCGTGCACGAGGTGGTTGGCATCAAGTCGGCCCAGGTGGCGTGGACGTCCGGTGTGCTGGGCAACGCCATCGCGAAGTGGATCGACATCGATCCGTCCCCGATCCTCGTGCTGTTCCCGAAGGCTGAAGCCGTCAAGCAGTACGTTGGCGAGAAGCTGGAGCCGATGATCGAGGCGACGCCTCGGCTCCGTAAGCGGGTCGATATGCGCAGCCGCCGGCTGCAGCAGCGTCAGGACTTCAAGAAGTTTCCGGGCGGCTTCCTCAAGATGGTCGGCTCCAACAGCCCGGCCAGTGTGAAGTCGACGCCGGTACCGCGCGTTGGCGTGGAAGAGCCCGACGACTGCAACCTGAACCTACGGGGGCAGGGGGACAGCATCAAGCTGGCCAAGGAACGGATGAAGACGTTCCGGCGCAGCAAGCTGATCATCGGCGGCACGCCAACGCTCAAGGGGCTCTCGGCAATCGAAGCCGAGATGGAGCTATCCGATAAGCGCCTAGGCATGGTGCCTTGTCACCAATGTGGCGAAGAACATGCGCTGAGCTTCGAGCACTTGCACTGCGCTGACGACCCTGACTTCCACCATGAAGTCTACGGGCACAAGCGCCCCGAGCTGACTTACTACGCTTGCCCGCATTGTGGTTGCAGCTGGGACGACAACCAGAAGAACGCCAACCTCAAGCATGGCCGCTGGGTGGCTACTGCGGAGTTTCGTGGGGTGGCTGGCTATGTGCTGAACGAGCTGTATGCCACGTTCTACGGGTCGCGCTTCCAAGTGCTGATGGAGAAGAAGCTGCAGGCCGAGTACGCCGCAGAGCGCGGCAACATCGGCCCGATGATCGCCTTCACCAACAGCCAGAAGGGCGAGAGCTACGAGTACAAGAGCGACGCGCCCAAGACGGACGAACTGGCGAAACGCTCCGAAGCCTATGCCGAGCTGACTGCTCCGAAGGGCGTGCTGCTGGTCGTGGCTGGTGTCGACGTACAGGGCGACCGCCTGGCGGTGACCATCGTTGGCTATGGTCGCGGCGAGGAATCGTGGCGTCTGTACTGGGGCGAGCTGCCGGGTAACCCCATCGACCCGAACGACCCGGTCTGGACTGAGCTGGACAAGCTGCTCGCTACGCCGATTCCATCGGAGTACGGCTGCCAGTTGGCCGTTGCCGGCGTGAGCATCGACAGCTCGGACGGCAACACCAACGACGCGGTTTACACCTACGTCCGCAATCGGTCGCACGTGAACATCATGGCGATCAAAGGCGCCTCGGTGGACAGCCGCGATAAGGAGATCTACTCCAAGCCGCCGCAGTCTGTCGACACCAACCAGGCGAACACCAAGGCCGCCAAGTACGGCTTGCGTGTGCACATCGTCGGCACCCACAAGGCGAAAACGCTGATCGATGCGCGGCTTCGTCTGCCCGGCTCCGGCCCTGGGCGAATGCACTGGTACGCCGAGATCCGGCCGGACTACTTCGAGCAGGTGACCAACGAAGTGCTGGCACCGCACCCGCGAAGCCCCAGCAAGATGATCTGGCAGAAGAAGGCCGGTCGTCGTAACGAAGCGCTGGACTGCGAGGTGTACGCCCTGCATGCCGCACGAAGCCTGAAAACCCACCTGCTCCGCGATTCCGAATGGGATCAGATCGAGCAGCAACTGATGCAGCCGACGCTGTTCTCCAGCGCCGAGCAACCCGTAAACGCCACGCCTCGCCGTGCCAAGCCGCGTGGCCGAGGTACGCGCAGCCGCGCCGGCCACTGAGGTGAACCATGACCGATGCAGAACAGCGCCTGGCGGATTGCCGGGCGGCTATCCGCTCCATCCTTGAAAAAGGCCAGCGCGTGCGCAAGGGCGACCGTGAGGTGCAACGTGCCGAGCTGGCCAGCCTGCGCGTGCTGGAGGGAGAGCTGGCAGCCGAGGTCGCGGCGGAACAAGCCCGGCGTAGCGGCCGTGGTCGTAGCCGCATCGTCTTTGCGAGGATCTGACCATGGGCTTTTTCCGCAAGAAGCCTGAAGAGCTGCTGATGCAGGAGGCCATCCGCCTGGCGCGTGCTACGGCGACACCGCCGAAGATCGTCGCCCAAGGCGGTGGCGGTGGTGTCGAGACGCGCTGGCGTGGCGCCTCGCGCATCCTGCGCAGTATGGCCGGCTGGATACCAGGGCTTTCAAGTCCGCGACGATCCTTGCCGGCCAACGAGCGGGCGATGCTGGTTGCTCGGTCCCGGGACGCGCTGCGCAACCATCTGATCGCGCGCGCCGCAATCATGCGTTGCCGCACCAACATCGTCGGCACCGGATTGGTGTGCCGGGCACAGGTGGACTACCAGGCGCTAGGCCTCACCGAAGTGGAGGGTGAGGAACTGAACGGGCAGCTCGATCGCATCTGGTCGCTGTATGCCGATGACCCTCGTGAGTGCGACGCCGAGGCCGCGCTGAACCACTACCAGCTTCAAGCGCTGGTTTTGGTGTCTGCCCTGGTTGGTGGTGACGTGTTCGTGGCCAGCCCCGACGAGGAACGCCCCGGATGCTTGTTTAGTACGCGCCTGCAGCTGATCGAGTCGGAGCGCGTGTGCAACCCGAACCTGCATCCTGATACCGCCAACCTGGTGGATGGAGTCGAGTTCGGCTCGCTGGGGGATGCTATCCGCTACCACGTTTGCTCGGGCTACCCGGGGGAGTACGACGTGGGCGGGGCGATGGCTTGGGAAAGTCTGGAGGCAGTCGGAGCCCAAACCGGTCGACGCCGGGTGCTGCATGTGATGGCGGATAAGGATCGACCGATGCAGAAGCGTGGCGCGCCCTACCTGGCCGCTGTGCTGGAGCCCCTGCAGAAGCTCGAGCGCTACAGCAGCGCCGAACTGATGGCCGCTGTCATCTCGGCGATGTTCACCGTCTTCATCGAGAAGGGCAGTGACTTCGACGAAGGCAAGATGAGCCTGGCTGCCCTTGCCGGGGGCGATGAGGGCTACAGCACCGATGATGCTGGTGGTGAGGATGTTGCGCTTGGCGAGGGCGCCATTGTCGATCTCGGCAAGGGCGAGAAGGCGAACATTGCCAACCCCGCACGTCCCAACGCGCAGTTCGATCCGTTCTTCGTGGCCGTGGTCAAGGAAATCGGCGCTGCGCTGGAGCTGCCTTTCGAGGAGCTGCTGCTGCACTACAACAGCAGCTACAGCGCTGCACGTGCCGCGATGCTGCAGGCTTGGCGTTTCTACATCCTGCGCCGCTGGTGGCTGACCTGTGACTTCTGCCAGCCCAGCCGTGAGCTGATCATCGACGAAGCGGTAGCGCGGGGAATGATCAGCCTCCCTGGCTACAACGACCCAGCCAAGCGCAAGGCCTACTGCCAGGCACTCTGGATCGGGCCAGCACGCGGTGCAATCGACGAGCTCAAGGAAGCCAAGGCCGCGCGTGAGCGGATCGAAGGCGGGCTCAGCAACGAAACCCTGGAAACCGCCGCGATGACCGGTGAGCCCTGGCAAATGGTGTTTGCCCAACGGCGCCGGGAAGTGGAGCAACGGCGCGTTGCCGGCATGCCCTACGACCCCAAGAGCGGCACGCCGGAGCCAGCAAAGGCACCGGCGAACCCCGACGAGGAATAACCCATGTCCCGAGCTTTTGAGCTGGCCGCTTCGCGGCCCTGGCTGATGCTGCCTGACGCCCTGGATGGGCTGATGGCCATTGCTGATCGGCAAGGCGACCCGGAGGCGCTGGAGGCGCGCCTGGGTCGCCAGTTGGAAAACACCCGCGCCGTCACCGTGCGTGACGGTGTGGCGGTCATTCCGGTGGTCGGCCCGATCATGCGCTACGCGAACCTGTTCACTCGCATCAGCGGGGCGACCAGTACCCAGGAACTTGCCACCGACTTTCAGGCGGCGCTGGCCGACCCCAAGGTCAAGGCCATCGTCTTCAACGTCGACAGCCCCGGCGGCGAGGCCAACGGCATCAACGAACTCTCCGACATGATCCATGCCGCCCGGGGCAAAAAGCCCATCAAGGCATACGGCGGCGGCAGCGTGGCCAGCGGCGCCTACTGGGTAGCGTCATCCACCGATGAACTGGTGGTCGACGACACCGCATTGCTGGGCAGCATCGGCGTCGTCGTTGAGGTCGCTACCCGTGAGGCACGCGAAGGTGAGAAGCGCTGGACGATCACCAGCCGCAACGCCCCCAACAAGCGCCCGGACATCTCGACCGAAGAGGGCCGGGCCGAAATCTCCAAAAGCATCGATGCGCTGGGTGATGTGTTCGTCGCCAAGGTCGCGCGCAACCTCGGCGTTGATGCCGAGAAGGTCCCCGCCATGGGCGACCACGGCGGCCTGCTGGTCGGTGCCGCCGCCGTCAAGGCGGGTCTGGCGCATCGCCTGGGCTCGCTGGAAACCCTGATCGCCGAACTGGCCGGCCCTGCCAGCAACACCACGAGGAAACTCAGCATGACCATTGTGAAAACCACAGCGGAGCTGCAGCAGGCACTGGCGGCCGGCACTGATCCGCAGACCATCCAGATCGCCGCGCCCGAGCAGGTCGACACTGCTGCGATCCAGTCGGAAGCCGCCAAGACCGAGCGTGATCGCATCAATGGCATCAACGCCCTGGCAGTGAAGGGCTTCGAAGCCGAGATCAGCACGGCCATCGAGAACGGCTCCAGCGTCGAGGCCACCGCCCTGGCGCTGTTCAAGGCTGCTCAGGACCGCGGCATCAGCATCGACGGCATCAAGTCGGACGCTCAAGGCGTCAAGACGGCCGCCACCAATACGGCCGGCGAAAAAGCTCAGGCCGAACAGAAATCCACTGTCGCCGCGATTGTCGCCGGCGCCAATGCCCGCTGATAGGAGGCCGATATGCCGAACCCTACTCGTGTCACTTACACCCCGGATCACCTGATCGCGGGTGACTTCCCGCAGGTAAAAGAGTCCGGCGTTATCGCCGCCGGTCAGCAGCTGGTGCGTGGCGCCGTGCTCGGCAAGGTCACTGCCGATGGCCAGTACAAGCTCGCGCTGGCCGCCGCCGAAGACGGTTCTGAAGTGCCTGTCGTGGTGCTCGATGCCGACATCGACACCACAGACGGCGCTGCTCCGGCACCGTTGCTGCTTACCGGCGAAGTGTTCGGCTCCGAGCTGACCCTCGGCACCGGCCACACCGTTGCGGCGGTGAAAGCCGCGCTGCGCCCGCTTTCCCTGTTCGTCCACTGATAGGAGCAGACACCGATGGATATTTTCGATACTCGCACCATGCTCGACGCCGTCGAGCAAATGAAGCCGGCGCGCCGCTTCCTGATGGACACCTTCTTCCGTGCCGGTCGTACCTTTCCGACCAAGACGGTGGATATCGACATCGTCAAGGGCAAGCGCAAGATGGCGCCGTTCGTTCACCCGCGCTTGCCCGGCAGCAACAGCCTGCGTGATGGCTTCCGCAGCGACAACTACACCCCGCCCTACATTCAACCGAAGCGGGAAACCGAAGCAGAGCTGATTCTGAAACGCTCGCCAGGTGAAACCCCTTACGCCAGCAAGCCGCCTGCCATGCGCGCTGCCGAGCAGCTTGGCAAGGATCTGGCTGAACTGGATGAAGAAATCACCCGCCGCGAAGAGTGGATGTGCGCCCAAGCACTCACCACCGGCCAGATCCGCGTGGTGGGCGAAGGCGTGGATGACACCATCGACTTCCTGATGGCTGCTGACCACAAGATCACCCTCACCACTGGTAAGTGGGATGCCGGCGGCTCCAACCCCATCGGCAACCTGCGTGGCTGGAAGCGCAAGATCGCGAAAGACTCCGGTCGAACCGCGAATGTCGGTGTGATGAGTGCCGAGGCTGTGGACGCCTTCCAGGCCAACGACATGGTGATGAAGATGCTCAACACTCGACGTGTTGACCTCGGCATCATCAAGCCCGAAGAACTGCCGGATGGCGTTACCTACCTGGGCTACCTGAACGACCCGGGTATCGACCTGTATGCGTACGATGAGTGGTTCCTGGATGCCGAAGATGCCGAGCAACCCATCATCAGCGCGGGCGGTATCATTCTCGGGTCGACCAACACCCGTAACGGTGTGCTGTATGGCGCCATTCAGGACCTGGACGCCATCGAGAGCGGCCTGGTCGAGGCGCGCCGCTTCCCGAAAACCTGGGTGACCCCGGAGCCGAGCGCCCGCTGGCTGAAACTGCAATCCGCGCCGCTGGCGGCTCTGCTGGAGCCGGACGCCTTCATCTTCGCGAAGGTGGTGTGACATGGCCAGGCAAGAGAAGTATGTCGTCATCGACGGCTGCATCGAGGAAGGCAAGGAAGTCTTCGTGAAGGGCCAGCCCTACGCGCCACTGTCCGCCGACTGGGCTGAGGCACTGACCAAGGCCGGCACCATCGCTTCCGCAGACAGTGAAGCCGGCAAGGCGGCCGCCGCCTACAAGGCGCCCGAGCAGCCAGCGGGCGCTGAGTAATGAGCGGCTTCCCTGATCTTGTCGACGACCTCGACGACATGGTGATGGACAGCCTCAACGACGGTACCGCCACGTATCTGGATCGCAATGGCCAAGTGCTGGCGGTCGATGTTCCGGTGATCGTCGACCTTGATGTCGAGCGCGTCGATGCCCTGTCAGGTTGTGTTGGCCGGGTGCGCACGCACTGTGTGCAGAAGCACCTGCTCCAGCCCTTTGACCGCCAGGGCGCATTCTCCATGGAGGGCAAGATCTGGCACATCGACGACATCGCGGATGACGACGGCCATCTGATCACTATCTACGTGGTGCCCTGATATGCCTATCCGAGACGTCCAGAGCGAGATCATCGCTGCGCTGATCGCCCGGCTGGAGGGCATCCAGCACGTAGAGGAGGGTGACGTGCGCACCTTGCTTGACGCTGACGATCCCGGCCTGCCGGATGAGTTCATCGTCCTGCAGCCCGGCACCGTCGACGAGGTCGCCGGCCAGCACCCGCGCATGCCCAACAGCCTGCGCGAGCAGGTGGTGGTCAGCGTCGTGCTGGTCAGCAAGAAACGGCAGTCCGCCGCCGGACTGCGCGCCACCCGGCTCGCCATCAAGGTCGCCACGGCCGGTATGAAGTGCGGGCTGGAGGGTGTCAGCGGTGTCCAGTCCGCCGGCTTCCAGCAAGAGACGCCTGTGCCGCCCGGTGAGGGACGGCGCTGGGCCGCACACGTCATGCCCCTGCAAATCACTTACGTCCAGCCGCTCAAGTAGCGGCCGAAGGAGAGAACCACATGATCCATGCACAAGACCGCTCGCTGATGGGCTTCGGCGTGACCAGCGTCAAACCGTGGCAGAGCCGCCGAGGTGTTGTCGAGGTCGGCAACTCCACCGCCCTGGCCATCCAGCACGCCACCGAAAAGAAGACGCTGCGCAACTACCGCACGGGCATCGGCAACAACAACGCCAAGAGTCAGATCACCGGCATCACCGGTAGCTTCACGCTGTACGACTGCGGCCCGTCGCAGCTCGCCATGGTGATCCGCGCACAGGTCACCGGCGTGTCGGCTGGGACGGTAGAGGGTGAGGCCCATCCTACCGGTGGCCTCGCGGCCGAGCACATCGTGTTCAAGAACCTGGTTGATACCACACAGCCGGTCACCGTCGTTTCTCCGCCGGCCACTGCAAGCGTTGCAGCCGCCTCCGGCAATGCGGGAGATGGCACCATCGGTGCGGTGACCGTCAACGGTGCTGTATCGGGTGCCTATACCGCCAAGCTCACCAGCGCTACTGAGTTCAGCCTGTTGGATGCGGCCGACCAGGTGCTGGGTGCCGGCACGGTTGGAGAGGCGTTCAGCGCTGCGGGGCTGACGTTCACCATTGCTGCGGGCAGCAGCGCTTTCGTCGCGGATGATGCTTTCACCATCACCGTGGCAGCGGGTGATGAAATGGATGCGGGCGTCGATTACATCGTCACGCCCTACGGCATCCAGTTGCCTGCCGGCTCTACGATCGGCGAGCGCGGGGTTATCGTCGGCTACACCAGGATCAAGGCCAGCGTGGCGGAGATACTGAAGTCCGCGCCCACCGAACAGCAGCTGCACTTCGCAGGCCTCAACGACGCGCAGGACGGCCTGGCCTACGACGCGACGCTGTGGCGGGTGAAATTCGACGACATCGCCGAGTTGCCGCTCAATGGCGAGGAGTATGTCTCCTACAACGTCACCTTCGAGCTGCTGCAGGACTACACCCGCGCCGGCGATGACCTGTCGCAGTACTACACCATCCGCCAGGCGGAGAAGGTGGCGGCGTAACGCTCGGAGAGATGAACATCGTCAGCGAGGTGGCCTGGGCGGCGTTTGGGTTCTCAATGACCTGATGCATGGTGAATATGCGGTGGCAGGGCATGGGCCTTGCCCGCGCACTTCCAGTGATAAGGATGAATGTATGAATAAAGTTGTGCTGATGATCGCAATGTTTTGCTGCGGGATTGCCCACGCGGCGCTGCCCTCCAGCGATCCCGCTGTGGTTTGTAACTACCTGGCTGTAGAACAACTGCCAACCAATGGCTGGCAAGTGGATGATGAAGGGCAAGGGCGTTGTGCCAGCCAGATACGGGGTTTCGGTCGTGACAGTGTTGGCCCTCTGCATCAGCTTTCCTATGAAGCCCGAGGCCACGCCGGCAACGCCTCGATCCTCCAGGTGATATTGGACGTGAACCCACCGCAAGCGATGTCTGAAGCGAACAAGATCTTTCTGCAGGTTTCGCAACGCTTGAGCACCAATGCGTTGGGCAAACGACTTCCTTCGGCCATCTCGTCGGCGATTACCGGTGGGCGTGAAGCGACGACAACGGTCGGTGACGTCACGCTAACCGTGCGCCGTCAGGAGCACCCAACCGGCAATGGCTATCAGATGCGTTTCTCGTTGGAGTAGATCCAAGCGGCGTATTTTTCGATTGTGGTGGGTCGAATGCACTGCTAGCCTGCCGCACGACCCCGCGGGGTCGTGCGGCTCGTAACATTTATTAGATGGAATGATATTGAAGCGCCGTCAAAGGTGCGTAATGATGTAAGTGAAATATATTTCCTAGCCCGGCTGGTCAACCTCCGGGCTTTTGTGCCAGTAGGAGAAAGCTCATGAAACCCAGAACGCTTAAGGGTGATTCGCTCTTGGCTATGGGGAGTGTGATGGAGATCCTTCCCAGTGGTGATTACTCCGAGTACCTGCCAAGGGGCACGACTAGCCAGCGTCTGAGTGCTACATGGCGTGCGGTAGGCGGTAGGATCAATAAGGCGATTGAGCGTAATGCAGAAAACACCGTCCGAGACTTTGCCCGACGCGCCTGATGGCTCGCACCAGCTGGACGTTCTGAGCCCTGCTCAGGAAACTGAGCTGACGAGGTTGCTCGCCAAGCTCGGTTCTGGGGGGCTCACGGAGGCTGAGCAGAAAAAGCTTAGCGAGGTTTTGCCACCCTCCGGTGGTCAGTTCATGCTTCAGATGGCCCTGCAGAGCGAAAGCTTTAGCGGCCCGTTACCCCATCCGGATCAATTGAATAAATTCGACCCCGAGACGCGCAAGCATATTGTGCAGATGGCCGTGGACGATCAGAAACATGTCCATGAGATGCAAAGGCTTGGTTTGGCGGGCGCGATTCAGAAAGATCGGCGCGGTCAGTGGATGGGATTCGGCATTGCAATAGCTGGGCTTGCGGCTGCCGCAATTGTTGCACCTTCAGCTCCAGTGGTGGCGGGTGTGATTGCCACTATCGATTTGGTTGGTATGGTGGCGGTTTTCGTCGTCCCAAGGGCGTTCGAAAGGTTTGGTCCGCCACGGAAGCAAAGGCCACCCGCTGAGGGTGAGGAAGCTTAAAGAAGCCCCGCGAATGCGGGGCTTTGTTTTTCTGCTATTGCTTCTTTTCGAGGTTGGCGAGAACTTCGTTAAAAAAGGTGTTTACGAATAGCGCGACCTTCTTTCCTTTCGCTTCGGAGCCTGTGGCGCCCGCGAAAATAGGGCCTAAGTCCATCCTCGCAATCAATGCCTCAGTCAATGCAAAAGCTGCGGCGTGCGCTGAGCTTTTCGATGCGTACGGGTTGTCCATAGAGCTCTCCATCGCTTGGTATGAAGGCCCAACGCTACTACTGGTCTTGCTGATCGGCTAGCTGGGGATGCGTACAGTGATGCCTCCTCGGTACAACATCACGATACCGTGGACGCGCCGTCGTTCCGGCTGACCTGACCCGAGTGCTGTAGCTGGGTCACTTGGGAAGTGACGCAACAAATGCGGCAGCCTCTCGAGTAAATGTCCACATAGGGTTACCCCTGGAGTTGTGACCGGGGATCAGTAGTCGAGCGTCGGTGAGCGCTTTCATGTCCGCTTCGAGGAAGCGTGGTTCAGGGATATCGATGCCTCCCCCTGAGCCATCTAGAAGCAATAGCTCTGACCCTGTGTCTAGAAACTCAACTAGCAATACTTTGCTGGCCTGGGCTTCATCAATTTGTCGTAGAAGGCCAGTGGCTTGCTCGGATAGCACGGCGTTCGGCCGAATGCTCTTACTCAGCTCTCCGAAACCCGCGAGGGCGGTCGTAATAGATGCAAGCGCATTGTCGATGCGGCTCAGGCTCTCGCTCAGTGCCTCCTGGCTCTGGTTCAGGATGGCCTTGATGCTGATCGTAGTGCCGTGATTTGCCTCGATCAGCGACTTGAGCTCCGCATGATTACTCTCGGCCAGCCACTGTAGGAACTCATCGAAGCTCTGGCTTTTGGCGCTGTCGCGGCCGGATTTGAACTGGCCGATTAGGCCGATGATGGATGCGAGGGCGGTAGTAGTGCTGAGCGGTTCCATATCTATTCCTTATTCCTACCTCAAATGAACTGTTGGCCGCCCCTATGCCTATGTGCTGAGTACGCTGCCGGCTACGGCCTAGATCGAGCGTTACCGAGCGCACCCGGCCTTGGCCGGGTTTCGGTGCTGGCGTTGTGATGGTAGATTCCTTCCTGCTCTAGGGAGGGATTCGCCATGGATAGATGCTTTCTTTTGCTCGTTATGTTGCTGGCGGCGGCAGATGTCAGTGCGGCAAAACTGAATAAGTGTGTGGATGAAAGCGGGCATGTGACGTTCACCCAGTCGTCATGCCCTGACGGCCAGCATGGGACGCCCATTACCGTCCAAAAGGGCGGCGCCGGTATGTCGCTCGGGCCGATTGGTTCTCCCGTTGTAAGTGAGCCGGTGAGCGCCGACAGGCCGGGTGGCGTGCAAGTCAACGTAGTTGGTGGTTCTGTTTGCGATGGTGGATCCGATCAGGAAATCCGAACTGCGATCGTGCGCCGCCAGGTGTACGCCGGTATGACGGCCAAGCAGGCGACCCAGGCCTGGGGCACGCCCGGCGAGATCAATCGTAGTTCGAGCGGTGACGATCAATGGGTCTATTATCGTAGCGCAGGCAACATGCAGTTTATCTATGTGGACCAGAACGGTTGTGTGACCGGCTGGAATTGATGCATCCCTTTTGAAGAAACCCGCTCCGGCGGGTTTTTTTTCGTCCGGAGAAAAACAATGTCCATCAAGGATCGTCTGATTCAGTTTGTCCTGCGCGGCAAGGACGAGTTGTCACCGGCTGCTGAAAAGTCCGGTGCAGCTCTCGAGGCCCTGCGCCAAGAGGCGGAACAGCTGGGCCAGGCGCTGGACAGGGCAAAGGATGCCCAAGGCCTGGCCCAGGCCCTGCGGCAGACCGAGCGCGCCGTAGAGCAGACCGAGCGTAGCCTGGTGCAGGCCGACCTGCAGATTCGAGAGCTGCGCGATGCGCTGAACAAATCGCCGGAAGGCGCGGGTCTGCAGCAGTCGCTCAAGGAAGCCGAGCGCGAAGCGCGCAAGTTGCAGCGTGGGCTGGATACATTGCGGACCAGCCTGGGCGATCAGCAGCAGGCCGCCAAGGCCGCCGGTATCGACACCGACAAGCTGGGCGATGAGCAGCAGCGCCTGGCGGCTGATGTGGACAAGGCCAAGAGGGCGGTGGCCGAAAACAATAGCCAGCTCAAGGCCGCCCAGCGTGAACAGAACGCTGCAGCAAGGGCTGCGGCTGAACACGCCTCCCGTCAGGGAGAAGTCAGCCAGGCGCTGGAGGGTGGTGCGAAGAAGCTGGTCGCCTTCGTCGCGGCCTACGCTTCGGTTAACGCGGTGCTGGGGCTCGTGCAGCGCGGCCTCCGCGCGGTGGCCCGGGGCATTCGAGCCGTTGCGACCTCGGGCTCCGAAGAGCAACAGGCCCTGGGGCAGTTAGAGGCGGCGCTGGCTTCCACTGGTCGCCAGGCTGAGTTCACGACTCAGCAGCTACAGAACATGGCGGACAGCCTCGAAGACAGCTCAATGCTGAATGCCGAGCAGATCCAGTCGGCTCAAGCGCGGTTGCTGTCCTATACGGATGTAGCGGCGACCGAGTTCCCGCGCGCGATGCAGATCATCATCGATCAGCAAGAGCGCCTGGGTATCAGCGTCGAACAGTCAGCCGAGATTGTCGGTCGTGCTCTTCAGTCGCCTTCCGAAGCCATTGCGACCCTTGGTCGGCAGGGCTTCAAGCTGGAGGATGGGCAGAAGCGCTTGCTCAAGCAGCTGGAGGCCACCGGCAAAACCGCTGAGGCCCAAGCCATCATCATGGATATGCTGACCGAAGCCTATGGTGGGTCGGCAGCGGCGGCCAAACTGGGCACTTTCCAGGGTCTGCTCAAGACAATCGACAAACAGATCGGCGACTTCACCAAGCGGGTGAAGAACGCCGGTGCGTTCGAGTTCATGCAGCGCAAGCTGCTGGAGCTGAGTGACTACCTGGAGGAGATGGCCAACGACGGCCGGCTTGATGCGCTGGCGGAGGCATTGAGCGCCGCATTCATTGACGCGGCGGAGCGCGCTGAGGAGTTCGCGAAGAAGCTGCTGGAAGTCGACTTCAAGACGCTGACGGACGATGCCACGCGTTGGCTGGATAACTTCGGCGAGAAGCTTGATACGACCGGGCGCTGGATCACGATGATCTCGGCGCCGTTTCGCGGTCTGGTCAACGTCGTCACGGGCGGTATTTCGGCCATCGGCATGGCCTTCACTGGGTTGGTCACCGTCTCGCTGGCGGGCATGTCGCTGCTGGCCAAGGCGATCCCGAATGCGTTCGGCGGCCAGCAGATCGTCAAAGGGCTGGAATCCGCGCGTGATACCGCCGCTGGCATGTTCAAGGCGCTGGCTGGTCAGGTTGCCCAGGACGGCAGGGATATCGCAGCCACCTGGAATAGCGTGGCCAAGTCTGCCGAGGACAGTGCGGTCCGCCAGGTTGAGGCCGTGCGCCGTGCCAGCGGAGAGAACAAGCGGCTGATGGAGAAGACGGGCAACGACATCATGTCGTTCTTCCGTTCCAACATCGCCTCGCTTGAAAACGCACTGGCAGCAATCAGTTTTGCCGAGACGGCCGCCGAGCTCGATGAGGTGGAGGCTGGGCTTTACAAGGCCAATCTCGAAGCAGAGGAGATGGTAAAGGCGCTTGCTGCTCTGGATCAGCAACGTGCCTTCGTGACGGTAGGTGAGGGGGCGACCACTGCTGCTGCGAAAATTGCCAGGTTGCGCCTGGAGCAACAACGGCTGGAGGCCGAATACCGTGCGGGCGTGAAAACGCTGGAGGAATGGCAGCAGGGCCACAACGAGGCGGCTGTCGCTATCCGCAAGCTGGAGGGCGAGATCGGCAAGGCTGCTATCACGACGCAGGCGCTGGGCAAGGAACTGAAAACGCTGGCCGACGTGCAGCGGGCAATATCGGATGCCAAGACGGACCGTGATATTGCTGCGGCCAACGCGGCGCTCAAGCGCATGCTGGATACCGGCGTCATCGACGGTGCTCAGTACAACGCTGAGATGAAGCGTTCGACGGATCGGCTGAAAGAAATCAAGTCCGCCATCGAGGGCTCGAAGAAAGCCCAAGACGAAAAGAACAACTCCGACCGCGATGCCATCGTTACGAGCGAAGAGCTGCGCCGTGAGAGTGGCAAACGCATGGAAGCCGAGCGCCGTGCCGGCGACCAGGCCATGCAGGATCGGCGGCGCGGTAGCGAGGAAGCCCAGCGCGATATGGGCGCCATGGAGGATTTCTTCGGTGGCGTAATGACGCGCGCTCGCGAGCCCCTGGCGGCGATGAGCGATGCGGCGCTGGAGGCGTTCGACCGGCTCAATGGTCTGAGCACCGCCAATATCGAGATGGACACCAGCAGCCTGGACGCCACGACCAGCTCGCTGCGGCGGGCGACCGAGGCGCTGGGTGAGATGCAGGCCGCTGCAAATACGGTCGGCATGAGCACCTTGGGTCGGTGGATGACGCAGACGCAGCTGCAAAGCCAGCAGCTGCAGATCCAGTTTCTCGGGCAGAAGGCGCGCCTGCAGAGCCTGATGGAAGGCTATGAGGACGGCAGCATCACGGTGCAGCAGTTCGTCCGGCGTGCCAGTTCGGCGCGGCATGCGATGAGCCTGCTCAACGACTCGGATCTGCGCACGCTGGAAAGCGCGATCCAGGCCGCGAAGGACCGCATGGAGCAGATGGCCAACTCCACCCGTTCCACGCTGGAGGGCTTGCAGGACGAGCTGGACAACCTGCAAGGGCGCACCGAGGACATCGAGCGCCGCCGTTTTGCCAGCCGCCGGCGGGAGCTCGAGGCGCAGATGGCGGAGGCCAATGCCCAGGGCGACAGCCAGGCGGTGGCCAATGCCGCGCGGGCCCTCGGCATGCTTCGGCAGATCGAGTCCGAAACGGCGCAACAACGCCAGCGAGAAGAGCAGCAGAAGCGCATCGACGCCCAGCAACAGCCGCAAGGTGCTGCGCCGCAGCAGGCCCAGGCACCTGGCAAGGTGATCCGCCTGGAGGTGCCGGGCCGGCAAGCTGTCGATGTGGCTGTGCGCAGTGAGGCCGACGAAACCAAGCTGCTCGGCATTCTCGAGAGTGTCGCATTGAGGAGTCTGTAATGGCGTTGACCCTGGATAGCGTGGACCTGGCGGACGATCCCGACCTAGGCGGCGACCAGCTGCAATGGACGGATGAATGGGAGTGGGACCCGGTCGAGCAGGAACAGGAGCGCAGCCTGAGCGGGGCGCTGATCATCCAGGAGGGCGTCAAGCTGTACGGGCGCCCGATCACCCTCAGCAGCAACGGGGGCGCCTGGTTCACGCTAGCCAAGGTGCGCGAGCTGGAGGCGCTGGCGGCCACAGCGGGGCGGGTCATGCTGCTGACCCTGCCGACCGGCGCCAAGCATCACGTCACCTGGAACCGCGCCGCAGGCCCCGCTGTGCAGGCCGCGCCGCTGTTCCGCCGGGTAGCCCCGTCACCGGACTGGTTGCACGAGCTGACCTTGCGGCTGATCACCGTGGCCCCGCCGCCCGACCCTGTACCCGAACCAGATCCCGAACCCTGACCAGCCCGCCCCGTGCGGGCTTTTTGTTGCCTGGAGATTCATGGCATGACGATCAACGCCACCGATGTGAAGCTGCTCAAGAGCCAGCGCCTGACCGATGAAGACGACGGCGGTGGCCGTGCCACCGGCAATGCCGTGGTATCCGGCGAGGTCAACAACGTATTCCCCGACATCAGCCGACTGGACCGCACCACCGGCCGCATCAACCTGCGCAAGCTGTACGGCGGGCCGATGACGCAGAACGCCGATGCCTACCTGGGCGCGCATGCCATCGTCACCCAGGCGCCGGCTGACCCGCGCGTGAGCGTGCTGCTGTTCAACACCGGCAGCCAGACCGACGAGCGTCGCGACGCCCGCAATGCCATCGAGAGCTACGTCGCGGCGGCCACCACCGCGCAGTTCGATCTGCTGGGCACCCAGCTGGCTGGCCAGCGTGCGATCGCCTGCGTGCAGCGCGAGGAACAGCGCGTGCCAGAGATCGGCGACGTGTACCAGCTGGTGACCGCCACTGCCGCGCAATACGTGCGCCTGACCGGTGTGGACGCCAGCCTGGAGCAGTTCACCTACGACTACGGCAACGGCAACTTCGTCAACTTCACCCGCCGTCGGCTCGATCTCTCGATCAGTGCGCCGCTGCTCAATGAATACCCGGGCGGCCAGGTCACACCGGCCGGCACCTCCGCCAACGCACTGGACGGCAAGGCCAAGGCGCGCGTGCTCAGCACCCAGGTGGCGGACGCTGCGCGCTACTACGGCATCAGCCCGCTGGCCGAGGCTGTTGCGGCCGGCTCGCTCAACCTCCGCGTGCAATCGGTGTACAGCCAGCTGGTGCCCAGCACCACCAAGGAATCGGCGCTGGTCGATGTGCTGGGCGGTTACCAGCGGCAGCTCTACCTGCCGGCCGGGCCGTCGCGCTCGGTGAACCTGACCGTGGCCGCCGGCGCGGTGGCGGGCGAGTCGCGCACCTTCCTGGGGACCGGCTGCGCGCCGGGCACCCTGAGCATCACCGCCAATGGCGGCACCTTCGCCGACGACAACAAGGGCGGCTTGCGCTTTGTGTCCGGTAGCAACTGGATCAGCACGGGACGTGTGGACTACCAGACGGGTGAGGTGACCCTGGTGCGCACCGGTACCAGCTGGGCCGGCTCGGCCACCGGCAGCTACCGCCCCGGTGCTGCAGCAACCGGCGATACCATCACCGGCGAGCTGGAGATCAGCCTGGGCAACCGTGGCTACGTGTACACGCTGAACCTGGCCGAGGCCATTCCGCGTGCCGGCACGCTGTCCGTCAGCTACATGGCGCTGGGCAAGTGGTACGAGCTGCGGGACATGGGCGACGGCCTGCTGACCGGCGAAGGCGCGGGCACCATCAGCCTGGCCACAGGTTCAGTGTCGCTGACGCTCAATGCATTGCCCGATGTCGGCAGCTCGCTGATTTACAGCTACGTCAGCTCGGCGGACAACGCCATCACCCAGCGGGCTGGTGGCAGCGTGGTGCCGAAGCTGGAGGTGCGGCATACCCTGCCAGGTGGCGGCGTGCTGCCGGGCTCGGTCACCGTGACCTTCACGGCGGGTACCGAACGCACCCTGACCGACGATGGGCAGGGCGTGCTCAGCGGTAGCGGCGGCACCGGCACCATCGCTTATGCCACGGGTGAGATCGTCATGGAGCTGGCTGCAACTCCGTCCGGCGGCATTGCCTACAGCTACCAACAGGGCGCGGTCGAGGGTGATGCGCTGGCCGTTTCCAGCGATGGCAGCGGCATGGCGACCTTCACCGTTCCCGGTGCGCCGCTCAAGCCCGGTTCCGTGCGCGTGGACTGGATGACCACCCGCCGCCAGGCTGCGCCGGCCATCAACTGGCAGGTGATCGAGAGCGGCAACGCACTGCCAATCTACGACGGCCAGCGGGACCTGGCCAACAGCGCGAACGACAACGGCAACGGCGGCTGGCAGGGCGGCCGGGCCGGTACCATCAACTACAGCACGGGCCAGGTGACGCTGCAGGTCGCGCAGCTGTACGACTACGTCGAGTACATCTACAGCAACAGTGCGCGCGAGAGCTGGTTTGGCCGTGTCACCGAGCCGGTGCTGGTCACCACGCCAGTGCAGGTGCGCGAGCAGTTCGGCGGCACTTTGTCCGTCGCTGCACAGGCAGCGGGTGTGACCACCGAGCCGCAAACCAGCAGCCAGGCCCAGCCGCCGATCACCGTGGAGCTGCTGCCTGGCGTGGCCGAGGCCATCGTGCCGGGCTCGCTGCTGTTCAGCTGGAACGGCGCGTTGTACACCGACCGCAGCGGCATCCTGTATCGGGATGTGGCCAGCAACACCAACGGCGGCACCGCCGTGGGCAGTGTCGACTACGTATCAGGGGTTGCCACGCTGAACAGCTACGCCGGCAACGCGACGGGTGCGGTCGTGCTGCTGGCCTGCCTGACGGCCTCGGCCGGGTTCAGCGTCACCGGGGCGACGTTCCGCACGCCGGGGGCGCCTCTGCGTGAAGGCAGCATGCAGGTGACCGTGGTGCGCACGGATACCGCCGCGATCGTAACCGCCGCCTCGAACCTCAATGGCGAGTTCAGCAGCGGCATCGTGCACGGCACCGTCGATGCGGCCACGGGTATCGCGCGCCTGCGCTTCACCTCCAACCCAGCCGACGAATCCGGGGCCAGCGACGTGCCGGTGATCCCGCTACTGCTGCGTTACAACGCGGTGGTGCAGACCCGCCTGCCGCTGGACGCCGGGCTGTTGGGCCTCGATCCGGTACGGCTGCCGGCTGATGGGCGTGTTCCGATCTACCGCGACGGCGATGTGCTGGTGATCCATCACACCGCCGAAACGCTGGTAGCCTCGCCGGTGGCAGGCGGCACCCTGCAACTGGAGCGTGACCAGCAGGCCGAGATCGAGGTGGCCGATGGTGCCGGCACCGTGCTGCGCGCCGAATCCTATTCGGTCGATCGCGCAAATGGCACCGTGACCTGGGCCAACCCTCTGGTGTTGCAGGACGCCGAAGGCAACCCGCTGGGCCTGCCCTTGATCGTGCGAGACAGGGTGGAGCATATGGCGATGGTGACCGAGGTGCAGATCACCGGCGAGCTGGGCATCAGTTCGCCGCTGCCCTGGGATCTGCCGGCCGGGGAGGCGCACGTCTCCAGCGCGGTGGCATGGGGCGATCTGCAATCGCGCATTCACACCTGGTTCACCCAGCAGACCTGGAGTCAGGGCGCGCCGAACTGGACGGACGCACCCATCGGCAACACCACCACGGCGCAATACAACAGCCTGAGCTACCCGCCGATCATCACCAATGCCGGCGGCATCTCGGGCAAGTGGGCGCTGGTGTTCACCAGTGCCTCCGCGTTCAACGTGGTGGAAGAGCAACTGGGCGTGATCAGCACCGGCAACACCTCGACCGACTGCGCCCCGATCAACGCCCTGACCGGCGAGCCGTACTTCACGATCCGGCGCGACGGCTGGGGGAGTGGCTGGGCCGCGGGCAATGCGGTGCGCTTCAACACCGACTCGGCGCTGGGGCCGATGTGGGCCATCCGCACCGTGATCAGTGGGCAGGGCACGGTAGACGATGACAAGTTCGAACTGTTGGTAAGGGGGGATGCGGACTGATGGCCGTGCATTTTTATCATCGCGATCAGCCTGGAAGTCCAGCGCTGAGTTTTACCACCTCATCCGACTCTGTAGTCCACTGGGAAGGGTTGGTGGCGGTGCTGAAGGGGTGTCTTGTATCGGGCTATGGTGAGCAGCAGCCGGCAGGTTGGGAGCTAATCGCGGAAGGCTCAGATCACCTTGTTCTGCGCAGCGGGAGTCATTCCGGCTATGTGTGCCTGTCATTCGCGGCGGGGGCCGTAATCATTTCAATTGCGGAGACGTTCGCCGGCATTACGGATGGGCTGATCCAGGGTGATGGTGCCAAGTCTGGCGTTGCGGTTGGCTCGACGATTCCTCACAAGTTCATGGCGCGGTACTTTGCGCGCGCCTCTGCGAGCTCAAGTTGGTTTGTCATGGCGGATGCGAAAACGTTCGTCCTCGGCAAGACCGGCATCAGCAGCCCAGTGAGTGAAGAGTTGATTGGCGGCAATGGAGATGGCTACGCCCAGACGGCCATCTACATAGGCGAGGATGCCGAAGGTAACTTCATTGCCTGCGGTGGTCTCAACACAACGAGTGCCCGAGGTACTCAGTGTTGGGCTACGGGGTTTACTGCACTACGTGATCCGGCAACGGGGTTGTTGGTTGACGCCGGCACGTTGGATTATGCGTTTCCCGGACATCACAGCATCAATATGACTGCGGAGGGCCATGCTACGGCATTGCCCGATGCTCAACTGGTGCCGATCGTGTGGACCAGTGGTGGTGCTGTGTCCAGGCTTCGCGGCGTGTGCATGGAGCCTCGCATAGGTCTGTCGAGTTGTAGCGTCGGCGCGCAAATGCTTGGGTACCCAGGGCCCCTGATGTCCCGAACGGCACACACGCCGATCGATCTCGGCGATGGGTTCGCCTATGTGATCGCACCCAGGTATGCGGGCTACGGCACGCTGTTCCTGGTGACGGATAACCCGGAGTTCTGGTGATGACCTCTATTGCAGCGCCGTATGTGAAGGCAGTGCCGGGCTATACGGTGCCGCCGAAAATCGTGGTGCAGTTCCGAATGCTCAGGGATGGTGAGGTGACGCCCGGTCGCAAGGTAGTGCGCGTGTACCGGGATTGGGATGTGGTCCAGAAGCAGGATCTGTCATTCGAGGCCGAGCTGGGCGAGTTCTCGCGGGCGTTGACGCTTGATCTCGCGACCTTGCTTGACCAAGGGAGCTGGCTTGTCGCTGGGCTGGATCTGGCACCGCCCAAACGGACGCGGGCGGCTTACCTCTCGTTGTCGGAGTCTGGTGTCTACACCTTCAACATCACCTCGGGCGAGGGCGGTGGCCAGCAGGGCGATCCCGGCCGCGTGGCGGGGCTCGTCCGCGTCGAGCGGTTGCCGGCGGATCGCGAGGTCGTACTGGTCGAGCGGCCTGCGGATGGTGTGTGGCGCCTGGCGGGCTACGGCCCGACGCCCGGAGGCAGTGGTGACATCGACGTGCGGGTGGTGGGCGGCGATGTCTATGCCATTGGGGTGGATGACTACGGCGTGGCGTTCGTGCCGGATCTCGCGGTTCAGGTCGGCCAGCGCATTCGCCCGACACAGTACGCCGGTTGGGTGTATGAGATCACCGAGGCTGGGCAGTTGCCTGCTGCCGAGCCGGTGTGGTGGGCGGCGCAGGGCGAGAACCCCTCGCAGCCGCTCGGCTCGGCCCGGGCGATCGCGCGGCGTTACTTCCAGCCCATTGCGCATGGTCCCGTTCCTGTTGAGGTGATCTGATGCTGAGCGTATCCATCAGCAGCGGCTGGCGTCGTGCCGTGCGTGCGGACCGGCGCGCAGCGGCATTGCCTTGGGATGCCCTGCAGCCGCTGGACCGGGCTGGCTCGGTGCGCTGGCGAATTGCCGGTCCGGCCGACAGCCGGCCAGCGACCGCGCCGTGGAGCCGGGTATCGACACGGGATGTCGGGACAGTGGGGGCATGGCAACCGGCAGGCCCGCAGGATCGTCCGGCCGCTGCGATGCCCTGGGCCAGCGTGCCGGTGAAGGATGCCTGGCTGTCGTCGGGCTGGAATCACAGCATTCGCGCCGTGGATGTGCGCCTACGGCTGATCTACAACCCGAAGCCGGCCCGCAAGGATGCGACCGTTGCGGCTGGCCATCGGCGCGTCAATGAGTTCGGCCCGCGCTACAACGCCGCGACCGCCCTGCAGGACAGCCTCTACGTGCCCGGCAGCGGGGCGCTGGTGTTCGAGTTCGGCGGCCGGCCGTACTTCCCCAGCACGTCGCCCAGCGTCTTCTTCGACTTCCGCTACGTGCCGGCGACGCCTGCGATTCAGCCGACCGACATGCGACCGGCGAAGGTGCGTTGGCAATCGGCGCGCCGGCTGAGCCTGAGCAGCACGCTGCCCTGGGGCAGGGCGCGGCAGGTCGACGGCGCGCTGACCGACATGCCCTATGTCGATTACCCCGGTCCGGTGAAGCCGTTACCGGAGCCGCCGCCCGACCCCGAGATTCTGGATACCTACATGATCGCCAACACCGTCAACCTGGTGGTGCTACCCAGCCGTACGCCGATCGAGGCGAAGAACGTGCGGGTGGCGTTGGATGCTGACTCGTTCAGCTGGAGCTTCAGCGCGGACATCTTCACCCAGGCCGCCCTCGACCTGGTGCGCCCTGATGCCGGCGGCGCCAAGACGGTCGAGCTGGATATCAACGGCTGGAAATGGGTGCTGTTGGTCGAGCGCTACAGCCGGCAGCTGCGTTTCCCGGCGGAGGCCTACAGCATCAACGGGGCAACCCGCCCGCAGCTGCTGGCCGCGCCCTATGCGCCGTTGCGCACTAGCCTGAACAACGCGCCGATCAACGCCGCCCAGGCGGCCGAGGCCGAGTTGCTGAACACGGGGTTCACCCTGGACTGGCAGGCGACCGACTGGACACTCCCGGCCGGTGCCTTCAGCTACCAGAGCCAGACCGCCATGCAGGTGATCGCCCGGCTCGCCGAAACGGTAGGCGGGGTAGTGCGTCCCACGCGGGATACGGATGCGCTGGAAGTGGTGCCGCGTTACCCAGCGCCGCCCTGGGCCTGGGAAGATGTCGACACGCCGATCAGCCGCATCATTCCGCCAGCGATGATGACCGAACTGGGCGGCGAGTGGACACCGCAACCGGCTTGGAACGCCTGTTACACCTCGGGCACGTCGCACGGCGTGAGCATGCTTGTCCGCCGCGCGGGTACCGCTGGCGACAATCCGACGCCGGACGTGTTCGAGGACTGGCTGACCGACCAGCCGGCCAACCAGGCGCGAGGCATTCACGAGCTGAGCAAGGGCGGCAACATCGAGATCGTCAGCTTCACCATCCCACTGTTCCCGGTGAACGATGACCACGGCGTCGGCCTGGTGCTGCCGGCGCAGCTTTGCCGCGTACCGGAGTCTTCCGGCGCCTGGGTAGGGTTGTGCCTGGCGGTGGATATCAGCGCCGAGGGCACCGGCGCGGTGCGGGTGAAACAGCAGATCAAACTGGAGCGGCACCACTGATGGCGACGACAAATCCCTGGAAGCGCTTCATCGGCCTGTTGCCCGGCGGTGTGCGCACGGTCGCAACGGTGCGCAGCATCGATTCCACCTCAGGCATCAGCGAGGTGGAGCTGCGCACCGGCACCCGCATCACCGTGCGCGGCATCGACGTGCCGGTAAGCAGCAAGGCCTACATCGCGGACGGCACGATCACCGGCCCGGCGCCGGATCTGCCGCATTTTGATGTGGATGTGTAATCAGACTGTGCGTTGCTGCCGGTCAGTTGCCGGTGTCTGCGGCAGTATGCGCCCACCATCACACGCAAAGGACTGCGACATGCGAACGAAAATAACCCGCTTGGTCGGCCTGTTTGCCTTCGGCCTGATCTGCACCTTGGGCGGCGCCTATCTCGGCATCAACCAAGTCTACGACAGGCTTGATGCTGAGTTGCCGGCGATCATCGAATCAGCTGGGTGCATTCCATCTTCGTAACCGAGCAGTATCTCTAAAGCGCCTCCAGTCGCATGGCCTCGGCCAGCAACTGGTTGGCGATCCGCTCTAGCTCCTGCAGCGCTGCCGCTCTGTCTTTGGGGCCCAGCTCTGCGTGCGTGAAATCAAGCTCGGTAGGTATCGCATCCCGGATCGCCTGAGCCGCCCACCCGGCTGCAAACGCCTGAACATTCGCTTTGACCATTGATAACCCCGGCCCGCCTTGTGCGGGCTTTTTGTTTTGTGGAGGCAACCATGACCGAAACGCTCGGACAGAAGCAACGCCGCTTTACTCGCCTGGTCGGCCTGCTGATCGAGTACGCCTACCAGGAGGGCTACGAACTGACCTTCGGCGATGCCTACCGTGACCCGCGTGTGCACGGTGCGGTGGGCGACAAGAAGTCTTACAGCTCGGCCGGCTCGCTGCACAAAGAGCGCCTGGCCGTGGACTTCAACCTGTTCAAGAATGGCCAGTACCTGACGCGCAGCGAAGACTACGCCCCCCTTGGCGAATATTGGGAAAGCCTCGGCGGCAGCTGGGGCGGCCGGTTCAACGACGGCAACCACTTCAGCCTCGAGCACGGTGGCCGGAAATGAGCGCTTGGCTGAAGCAATACAAGCTGCTTGCCGGCGGCGCGGCTGTGCTCGGCCTGATGTTGCTGGCTGCTGCGGGCGCCTGGGAGTGGCAAGCCAATAGCTACGGCAAGCAGCTCGCTGAACAGCGTACCGAATGGGCTGACCAACTGCGCCTCACTGCAGAGGCCAACGCCACCGTCATCCGCAAACAACAGACCGATCGCCTGGTGCTGGAAGCGCACCTGGCTGCTCTCGACACAACCTCAACCGAGAAACTGACCCATGCACAAACTGAAAATGACCGCCTGCGCCGCGAGTATTCTGCTGCTGACGATGAGCGTCGCCAGCTGCGCATCGAGGTCATCCTCGCCCGTAACGATGCCATCGTGTCCGCCGCCACCGGCTCCAGCAGCATGGGCGATGCAGCCAGCGTCGAACTCAGTGCAGCAGCTGGATCAGCTGTTTGGGATATCCGAGGCGGAATGATCAGCGATCGGGCGAAGCTGGAGTATCTGCAGGAGTGGGCGAGAGCGGTGCGGGCAGGCGAGTAGGAGGTCACAGCGCGTCTTCGCCTCCATCTGTATGGTGGTGTGACCCAATCAAGGAGGATATATGGGAAATCTGATCATCAATCGCAAGCCAGGCCAGCGGATATTTCTGTCGCCAGAAACCGAAGCTGATGCGGCCGAGCTGTATCGTCAGCTCACCGAGGAGGGCATCTGGCTTGAGCTGTATCACAGCCGAACGCCCGGACAGATCGTCGTTTGCATCACCGCGCCGCCCGCGCTCAATGTGGCGCGGGAGGAGCTGTTGCAGGCGGACGCGGCGCGCAGCTAACCCATTAACTTGATGGCGATAGGGGTATCATGTGCCGCTTTGCTTGGGGGATTTATGCTGCTGTTGCGCATGAAAGGCGGGGTAACATATACGCTCGATCGCCAGGTCGGTAGCTCGGGCAAGCATGGCATCTGGGAATTCCATCGATCCGCCAGTTCCTTCATGAATCCGCCGGACTATACCCCTTACCGTCACGCCGCCATTTTGCCTGCTGAGGCGAAGGTCGGCGCCACGGTTCAGGTCGCGATCTGCAAGCCGGGTACGCTTGAGGCTGAATGGATGCCTATCGGAGACGGCGTGGTCGCCATGAATACTGACGGGCATTGATCATTTCTCGACTCGTTTGGAGAGTTATTCGCGTCATGCTCATACGGCCGGATCACTGATCCGCTCAATGAGCTGCTGGCCCTCGTTGCGGACGTTGCCGACGGCTGCGTTCACCGGGTGCCACTCGAACTCTTCGACGCCCCGGCCATGCTCGAGCGCTATCTCTTCGGCTTCGCGTGGGTCCAACTCCGGATCCATCCAGTGCGCGGCGCACTCGGGGGGCAGCACAAGCGGTCGCCGGTCGTGAATGTCCAGCATGCCCGCGCCGCTCGATGCGGTGATGATCACGAAGCCATCGCCGTCGCGAGGCTCGAGCATTCCACAGCGCTGGAACTTGCCGAGTGCGGCAAAAAACATAGGCTCATCACTGCGCAGTTTGATGTAGTAGGGCTGCTTGATCTTCGGGTTGGCCGCGTCTTTCTTCCATTCATACCAGCCATCGGCCGGCACGATTGCTCGGCCCGTCTTCCAGATATCACGGAAGAACTTCGATGTGGCTGCCGTCTCCACCCTGGCGTTGATCGCTGGTGGTCTTTTCCCCTGCGCCCAGAACGGTGCATATCCCCAGGGCACCGGTTCCATGCGTAGCCCGTCGTCGTCCTGGTGCAGTAGCTGCACGCGGGAGCGGGGCGGCACGTTGTAGCGCCCGATCGGTTCGGGGCTGCTGCCACTTAGCAAAGGCAGCTGCACGCCAATCTTGTCCAGGTACTCATACGCGATCCGGTATTGGGCGAAACGTCCACACATGGGTGCCTCCGCACGTCTGCATCAATTGACCTGGGTCGGGCCTCGCAATACTGTATACGCATACAGTTATGAGGTCTGTACCAATGCCCGTCCATATCTTGGGACCAGCAGCCCCCGCCACAATTGCCCTGCCGTTTTTCAGTTTCTGCGTGCCTGCTGGCTTTCCGTCCCCCGCGCAGGATCATATGGAAGGCACCATCTCGCTGGATGAGCTGATGAATATCCGGGCGCCGCATACCTACCTGGCGCGCGCGGCCGGTGACAGCATGGTCCACGTCGGCATATTCGACCGCGATATCCTGATCGTAGACCGCGGGCGTGAAGCCGAGAAAGGCGAGGTGATCATCGCCGCACTCAACAACGAGCCGCTGGTGAAGATCTTTGATCAGCAGGGTGGCCAGGTCATCCTTCGCTCGGCGAATCCCAAATACCCGCCCCGATACCTGCTTGAGAGTGAAGAGCTCTACGTCTGGGGCGTGGTGCCTTACAGCGTGCGCATCCATGGCAAGTACTGA